TTTGACTGTATTTTTGCAAAAGGCTTTCTTTGATGCCATCCTTACCATATATTTTTTTAGCAAGTTCTTTTTGATCTACAGTATCTGCATTTTTTGGAAGTATAGCTGTAATCTCATTTTCTAAATTATTAAGGTGATTGTCTAAAATTAATGTTGCACCACTTTGTAAACGGCGAGTTGTAATTTTATTTATCTTGACACCATATTTGTAAAAATGGCCATTAGCCTTAATACTTAAATCTGATGTTACTTGTTCACCAATCCCAGGTGATATTTGATTCGCAAGCTTAGATGTTTCTAAAATAATTCCATTTAAATCTTTCCTAAACTCATCAATGCTTATTGGATTAAGATCAGCTTCTAAAAATCTATCATTCATTTGATTACTAGCTGATACAATCAAACTGTTACCAAGTGATTTACTTATTTGGTTATATGCAGAAGAACCAAAAACAGTATTTCTATCAAATTTTTCTAGAGGATTATCACCTTTAGATATTGATTTTTTATATTCTTGTACAGTAGGTGTATTGTCTGCACCAAATTTAGCACCTTCAATCTCAGCTTCTTTGACTGCCCTCTTCATAAAGAAGTCACCCATCTTATCAAGTTCTCTTGTGATTATACTTGTTGTTCGTGCTTCTTCTCTTGCACCAATACCGGAAGGCCCTCTGATATTACCTAGTTGCAGTCTTGATGTTAGTGATTGAAACCTGGTTCTTGCCATTAACGTATACCTGAAGTTTGTGGTGTAAATCCATAATTAGGCTGTGCTGGTGGACCACCCACACCGGTTAATGTTGTAAAGCCTTGTGCAAAAGAACCTATACCACTCATAAGTCCTTGTTTCCTTGCTTGCCTTCCAGCAAAACGTAGATCTTCAGCCTGGGGTAGTGAGGGTGTAATCGCAAAATCAGCATTAGCTCTTGCTGTAAAGAAATCAGTTGTACCAGGTTTTATAACTTGACTAACTGCAAAAGTATTAGGTGTTCCGATTGTAGGCTCTAAACCACCAGCAAAAGCTGTAGCATTTACAGAAGCCAATGCTCGTCTTGTGGCTTCCAAAGCTTTTATGCCTTGTTCTTTTGCCTTTACAGCTTCTACACGGCCTTCAAGCTCTTTATATCGAGCCTGAGCATCGTATCTTTCTTTAGCTCGTCTTCCTTGTTGTATTTCATACAAGCCTTTTGCTACAGAGAAACCAGTTGATACCAAAGTTGCTGTAGATGCTGATGCTATTGCCGGTACTAAAAATGCCATGCTATTGTCCAGTACTTAGTTTGTACTCTACTCCTAATACAGTAGCGAATAGAGGTTGAGTTTGTGTAAATGTTATTTGTGCTGTATCACTATATCCTAATAATGGGGCTATTCTTTTTCTTCCGGTAAACGTAGTAGGTGCAGATCCTAATGTATAAGGAAATGATTCTAAGACACATTGAAATCCATTGATAGCCACATTTTGTGTTCTATCTAATATAGGAGTTGCTTCTAATATTCTTCTTTTCCTGGATACAACAACTCCTGAAGATAGCTTAGGTTCTGCCGGTAAAGTTGTAACTTCCACTGTATAAGGCAAACCAACTTCAACAAAGGATGTAGGAACTTCATCTATTGTGATTGAACCACTAGATACAGTCTTGTCAGTTAAAACAAAATTATCTCTTATGACATCTACTGTTTCACCTTCAAGATGAGACAAGCTAGAACAAGTTGTGTTTGTTGGTAAAGACTGATCCGGAGAAGTTGCCCCTGAAAAATATTGTATGTTGCAATCTGTAGTCCTTTGGTCATCAAACATTTCAATATATCTTTTTGTAGAACTATTGATTGTTCTTTCTGTCACAACATAAATATCAGTGATATCAACGGCAACGTCTAGAAACTTTCCATCTGTAATAAACTCTGAAGGAGCTACAACATTTTGAGAACGTAAAATAGAAAACACTCCCATAGTACCATCTAGATCATTAGTTATTAAAAGTAGATCTCCATCATCTGTAGATGTGGCAACTCTTAATGCCATTGACCTAGGTGTCTTCAATAAATGCGATGATAACAATGATATATTATTAGCCTGGTAGTTTAGATCAACATCACTAAACAAAAACTCTCTTAGAGCTTTCCCTTCTCGCTGAATAAATAATGTACCACCTTCAGCAGATACTGGTTTTATACCTTCTTTAGAACCTCTTCTTGTTGCATTCTTAATAACAAGGTTAGATGGAGTTATCGGATCTAAATCAGCCTGGGGAACAAAGAACTCAGCATCAGTTGTAAATATCTGCAAGTCTCTACCTGATCTCATGGCTGTTATAGCATTCACACTATCTGTAGATATAATAACAAACAGTGCATCATCATCCAGGGCTTCATGTGTTTTGAATTTAAAAAAATCACCTATTTTAGAACCAAACAAGGCATTAGGTAAAGATTTGCTACCACCAAAAAACAACCTTCCTTCATGGAAAGTACAAGTTCTTGGAAACCCTCTAGAAGATGAAAATGCATCTTCATAGCCTTCTTCTAACTCCCAGTCACTTGCAGATATCGCAACGTCAGCTTCAAAGAAAGGAAACTCAGTAACCACCTTAACTTCTGTTCCTGATACATGTTCAACAATCCTGGCCCTTCCAAAACCATTTAAAACATTGATGTACTGATCTACATGAGAAGAAGTAAAGACTGAAGCTGAAGCAGTTATGTTAACAGTACCATCTACAGCATCAGGAGTGATTGTTGCAGAAGGATTGCTAGTTGATAAACTAAAAGCATGTTTTGGAGATGTCAGGGATATTGTAGAAAATGTCCAGGTAGAATTACTACCACCTCTAACAATAGACTTAGGAGACATATCCTCATGTACTAATATCAGTGTGTCTGCACTTTGAGTAAAATATAATCTATCTAAATCTATATCACCTAAAGCACAAACAAGATAATCATTACCTGAACCATTGATATCGGTAATCTGTTGTCCATTAGCAAAGACAAACATCCTGGTGTTAGTTGTCGTATTTTTAACGAATGCAAGCATGTAAGATTGTGTGGTCGAAAATTCAAAAGGAACTAGTCTTATACCATCTAAAGTAGTAAATGAACCACCTAGATGAGATGAAATGTCCAACATAAATCTAAGACCAGGCCTTCTTTCAAAACCACCTTGAGGAAGCACAACAACATTTTGTGCTTTTTCCAAAGCTGATGCATATTGCTGTATGTCTATTCTTCCAACTAAAAGAGGATCAATCTCCCCCACTGTGAAGTTTGATTGATACTGAGTGACCCTGGCCATTATCTAACATCCGTTAGAAGGTAATCAGCAATAACTGTTTTTGATTGTCCAGCCCCATCAATGTTGATTGCTTGTCTAAAATATCCACCTCTCATATTCTCTGAAGGTGTTCCTAAAGCTACAGTTTTCCAGTAATCACTTTTTGTAGTTTGGTCTGTAACCGGCTCGGCTAAATGCCAGGCCATTTGATAAACAAGCAATTGTGTAAAGTATGCCGGCATATCAAATTCAGATACTAGCTTTTGATAATCTAAAACTATTGTTGTTTCATTTGTAAATAACTGATCCCCTTGAATTTCATAATCAGTAATCTTTGGTAATGTTCCGGTAGATGTTGAAGCATAGACGGCCCTAGGAACACCATTAAACATATCGGATGGTAGTTGATAAGCATACAAATAAACATTTGTAGGTGCTGTTGTAAGACGGCCTAACTGCTGTTTAGTTAATGTAAAAGACCAGGGATACATTCCCAAAGTTTGAGATTTGACACGAGGATACAGCACTGAACAGACTGAGCTAGGGGCAGTGCCGTCTGTAAACGAAGTGATTTGATTTGCTCCAAGTAGAAGGAGGGCTTGAGAACAAATGCTTACATCAGTATCGCCTTCTGCCATATCCTCGCCTTTTAGTTTTTAGTCACTATCTGTCTGAGCAATAGTTGTTCCATCAGAGATATCAACAACACCTGAAGCATTTGAAACTACAGTATGAATTGATGATGCTAATGTACCACCAGTACTTGTTACAGATATAATGACATCACCCACAGCCACATCATCTGATACATCATTGAAGTATCCTGAAGCATCGATAGTACCGACAGCATCAGTGGTTGTGTAAGTGAACAATTGTGGGGCTACTCCTTTTTTGGATTGACCACCAATCGGATTCCATCCGGCTCTTGCAAATGCCATATTAACTCTCCCTACAAGTAATATCTACAAGACCATTCGCATCAATTACGATTGCTCCAGCAGAATACATTGCTGTTACTAAGAAAGAAGTTTTCTCAGGAATGTAGTTGACCTCTGTCTTCGGAGGTATACCAACTGCACAACCGATAGCATCTCTATGGAATGCTAAACATGTTCTGTCGTTAGAACCATCCTTCGGAAGTCCACCTTCATCACGATCACCAATCATGTGGATTTGGAAACCCATAAATGAATTTACCTCACCTCTGACTAATGCCTGGACCTGAGCAAAGTCTGCTGAAATTGCTCTTTCATCGCCAAGCAATGATGCTAGTGAATTGGCATGGATAATCATATGACGATCTGTAGGTGGTACTGATTTAGCATCCATTCCTTTTTTCGCTTCGATTATCTTTCCTACATTCAAATCTGATGCAGATGCAGAACCTGAAGTCACAACAGTGTTAGCCACTGTAGTTCCAGCAGAACCAGCTATTAATGCATCAATAATGATTTGATCTTCTCTTCTACCAATTGCATTTCCAACTAACTTGGCAAGCTCTTGTCTTTCATCAAAGTTGATTTTTGCCTGATTAAAAATGTCTGAATACTCAGAAGCAATGTAATCAGTAAGAGTTGCAGTTACACTTGAAAATGTACCATTTAATGGAACAACGTCAGTTGAAGGAGTTCTAACTGAAGCTGAACCTTTAGCCAAGATCGGAAACTTAGCAGTGCTTCCTTCCACTCCAGTTCTCATACGAGCAACATTTCTTAGAGTGGCAGATGCCTGATAAGCTTGATGAACCTCGGCTTCAAATAAAGTCACAAATGCTGGACTTAGTGTTGTAGCCATAAAGCTTCTCCATTGTTAAATTATTACATCGTTTTGGTTACCGGAAATTCCGACCTCAACTTTTATACAAGTATGATCGGCTGACGAGAGTTATCGATCTAACTATAAGATACACTAAAAAAATATATTTTGTAAACCTTTAAGTTCCATAAACCTCTTGGTACTTTTTTTCTACACTGTTTCTATAAACCGGATCAGTCTGATATCTTGGATCAGCAACCAATGCCTGAAGCTCGGCCTTGTCAGGCATGCTCCCTTCTATGGCTACAGTTGGTATGTCTAACTTACCATTAATCAAACCTCTGATTTTCTGCATTACTCTTTGACCTTCAGCAGTGCCACCAAGAACCTCAAGCTCTCTATAATCATCATTGGTAAATACACCATCAGCAACAAGTTTCTTGCTCCAATTAATATTGGATTGGATTATTTCCTGGGCATTTACACCAAGCTTTTCTCTTTCTCTTGAAAGATCTATCTCTTCTTCTTCTTGGACACCACCAGTGATTTCAATGACCTTATTAATCAAACCAGTAATAGATTTATTTGAAAGTTGTTTTTCTTTCCCAAACTCAAGAACGGCCTGAACAACGGCATCGTCAGGATCTACACCTACTTCCGATAAATCATATTCATCAGGTGCAGTCTCGCCTAATTTCTTTTCCAGGTGATTAATGCTTTTAGCCATGTTTTCAATGTTTGGACCATCTTTCTCATCCCAAAATTTTTCAGGAAACCAGTCCGGTCTTTCGTAGATTTCTCCTTCTGCGAGTTCTTCCTCTCCTCCAGTGTTTTCATTTTGGACATGAGAGATTCCTTCTTCGGCATTGTTCTCCTCACTTTCTATGTTTTGTGCTTCTTCAGCCATAAGGCCAGCAGATTGCTGTTGTTCTTGCACTACATCTTTTTCATCATTCATTGTTGCATCTCCTCATACGTTGAATAATTTCTCTTACAATTGAGTTTTGACCTTCCCTAGCATAACCATAAGACGGCTCTGCTCCAGGTGTCCATGCTGGTTGATCTATTGTTATTGATTGTAGATGTTGTAAAACTTTTTGCCCTTCTTCAGTAGAAAAACATCTATTGTAAATTTTATCAATTTCACTTGGTTCGTTTTTGTAAACGACATAATCCTCATCAATACTTTCCCAGCCACTATTGCTGTTGAGGTATCGGATCTTCTGTGCCTGGTCCTTGTCCATCCATCATTCCTTCTTGTTGTGCCATTTGTGCCATTTGTTGTGCTTGCTGTATCAAAGCTTGTCTTTCTTCAGGTGTTGTTCTGAGAGTAGCTGGGATACCAAGATTATCAGCTATAAAATCCATAGCCTTATCTTGATTTAAAAACAATTGACCTTGTGGTCCTAGCCCCTGAAGTATCTTCATATAGTTTAATACTTCGTTCACCTTCTCCATGTTTTGAGCCATAGCAAGTGGTGCAGTAGGACTAATTTTTACTTGCAAGCCATTAACCTTTAAAGGTAATTCTATCATTCCTAATTCATTCATTAGTTCCAATGTTCTTCTAACTATTGGATACATAGTTTCAGATATCAATCTTCCAAAGGCTGAACCCAGGTTCTGAGATAACTGTTTCATTCTTTCTTGAATTTCTGTAGCTGATCTTGCTGACATATTATCAGGTGGTAAACTTTCATCGAGCATGATTGTTTTTATAGATGCTATCAGATCATTACTTGTGAATTGTGTTAGTTGTGGATCTCCTGATCTAGGTAAAGGCTTCAAGCTTTCACCTTGTGGACCACCATTTCTTGCCACCGGTATGATAGCTCCTGGTACAATACGAACTGTATTCGGATTCAAAACACCATCATCGCTGGCCGTAAATACACCCCCTATGGATAAGCTAGCATTTTTCAAACCTAAATTTTTTGTCGTGTTCAATGATTTTATATCAGGCAATGCTAGTAATACTGGACCTCTTCCATACCTTTCCCCAGCCGTTTTGCTGTATCTTGAAATAACCCAGGGAAAACTTTTAAGCTCTCTATAGACAAGCTCAATGTCACCTTCGTAACTTATGACCTGGTAGTGAATGTTTCCAGTTTGTTTGTCGAAGTATGTGCCTTCAACAAGCTCAACTTCTTCTGTAGGATTTTGTTCATATCTCTTTGCCATATTAGCCGGTATCTTAATATCAGGAAACTCCTGGTCTAAAACTTCATATGGTCTTTTAAATTTTCTATAAACTTTTTCTACACTACCATTAGGACCTTCATCATAGGATATCTGAAATGTAGGAATACAAGTGTATCTTATAGGCTCTACTTCATCTCCTGGCAGTATAAGCATAACGGCTGTGCCAATGGCAAGCTCCTGGAGAAACTCACCAATGGCTAGATCAAACTTTGATTGTCTCATCACTGAGAACATTTGATCTGAATACTTATCTAAAATTTGTTGTACTTCTATAGATCTTTCTTCAGGTATCTGCTCTCCTGGTTGCAACCGACACCAAGCTTGCTGGGGAGGAAATAGACCTGACTGTATTCTATTAGCGAACTTCTGTGTCGATTGCATTGCTGTGGAGTCAAATACTTTAGACATTTTGTTTTGGCCTGGAACACTGCCCTCATAATAACCATCATATAAATTTTTATTTGGTAAGGCATATCTGTAAGCATCTTCGTAAATAGCTCTCCAGTGGGCTTTCTGTCTTTCTGCTTGCTCAAATCTTTTTTTAAGTTCTTGTGGTTTTAATTTTGTCATGTCTTTTTATGCCTATTTGCAAATTTTCTAGCACTCTCTTTTGACCTAAAACCCCATGCTTTTAAAGCCAGTGCTAACCTAGTTGGCCTTCCTTTTTCATCTTTTTCAGGTCCTTTCATCCCACCAAACCTTCCGGCAAACATTATTCTTCTTGGGGAAGTTCCTTCCTTTATTGGTCTTTTTAAATTAGACCCTTCAGTCTTTTTAAAATGCTGTCTGCCAGCTTCATTCAATCCACCTTTAGGATTTTGAAATTTTTTAGCCACCATCGGTTTTCAACTTACAAGCTGGACATTCAAATTCTACCTCATCATCTTCCTCGACCTTGGCCATAGCAACTTTGCACCGAGGACATAAAGGTAAATTCTTTTCAAATTTTTTTGGATTTCTTGGATAAGATCTCATGCTCTTGGATTTCTACCAGGTCCTAATGTTCTTTGAGGAGCTTCAACCCCACTTGGTGTTCCTGACATAAGCATTCTATTACGTCTGCTTCTTGAAATTTGCCTGGAAGCTAATTTTCTTTTTTCTTCGTTTTCTTTAGCTGTTGCTCTTTTTTCTCTTTCTTCTTGAGCATCTAACTCTGCTTGAGAAGGGCCACTTGGACCTCCACCACCACCAAATAAACCACCCATTAAAACAATCTCCCATAAACATAATAGTCTTTGATATCAGGACCATATCGCTTTAACAATCCTTCTCTATCAAAGTAACACATCTCCATCCATTTAACGGCTCTGTTATTTGTTTTACAAACGTATGTTTGCAGTCTGTGAAGCTTTAGTTTGTCTGTTGCATAGTCAAAAAATCTCAAAGTGCCTTTATGAAAAATAATTTTACTAGGTTCTAAATCTTCTGTTGGAAGCATCCAGGCTTCAGCTACACCTTTCCACAAGGGATACAATCCCCATATAACAATAATCTGACCATTTCTAATCCCAGTAAATGACAGTCCTTCAACTCCATAGTCCTGGATATGTGGCCTTCCATAACCATCAATCAGTTCTTTTTCAAACGATCTAAAATGAGCCATGTGTATATGTCTTGGATGAAATGGTACAACTCGATGCTTCATACCATCAAGCTTCATAACCTCCATAATTTCTTCTGATGTAAACATATTGCCCCCTATGCAAATACATTGAAATCTGTTTGTGCTACAATTGGCTGACTAAAAGATCTTGTTCCTCTAGTCATTCTTTTCATTTCACCACCACCAAGCAAACAATAGCCAAGACTATCGCCAACATGCGAATGCTCATTTTTATTAGGCTTATCTCTGAACCTTTCCTGACCAGCCCCTACAGCTACCCTGGTAAAGTGATAACCACCGGATAGAGACTTTCTAAGCCTGAGACATTTTCTGTTTACCAGGAAGCCTGGCTTGCCTTGTATTAGTCTGTTCATTGGCATAGCAACAGCTTCTCTTCTAACTTTAAAATCATTTGTTGCCGTAGGCCTAGCTATTATCCCATGTGTTTTTAAAAACTCGAAAGATGTTTGCTCATAGATACCTTCCCTGGAAGAACCAGCCGGATCACCCCAAACCATAAACTCATTATTTTTTGGAAACCTGATAGCCATTTCTGACTTCAATAGATTCACAAACCTATCCAGGCCCATATCGAAAGTTACAATCTCATGTAATACATGCCATGCCCCATTAGGCATTTTCTGAGCAAAGACAGCCGAGGGAGTAAGTCCAAAGTCCAAACCTACTTGTACTGGTATATTCTCATCGACCTCTAGATCAGCAGACATTGTGCTATCATCATACTCAGGCCATACCGGTCTTCCTTCCTGGACATAGGTATACTTGCCTTCTGCATAGCATCTAACCCAATCTAAATTTTTACCACCGAGTAGCTGGTCATAATATCCATCAGGTAAGTTATGCAAGTTCTCAGCCTTTGGATTGGTTTTAAACCATCGACCACCAGCCGATATAAAGCCCTGGGCTTCCGGTATTTCTTTTGGTACGTCTTTCAACGGCACTTCTAAAACACCACCTGGTTGCCTATAAAATCGCCAGGCAAACTTACCTTTTGGTTTTTCTTTCTCAGCAACTTTATACATCCAATGGTCATCATCACATGGATTGCTATCCATCCATATTCCTCGCCAGGTACATCCACCATCGGCCATAGAAGGATATCTTCCTACTCTATGAGACAATCCATCTATAACGGCTTTCGGCAACTCACGAGCTTCATTGACGAATGCCCCAGTTAATTCAAGACTCAAAAGCTTCCTAGTATCTTTGGGCTGATCTAATGCAAGAAATATTACTTCACAATCTATGCCTGAAGCATTGCCCCTGGCCGGTAATTTTAAATGATGTTTAATTGGTGGTGACCAGTGAAGCCCACCCCAAATATTCTCAGGGAATAATTCTAACCAGGTTTTAATCGTAGTCGTTTTAAGCATGGGATAGCTGTTCCTAACAACAACAAATCTAGAATACCTTACACCATCCCTGGGCGAAGGTTTCTGTTGTACAGCCCTCTTAAAAACCTCAGCACAACTAGCATAAGATTTACCTGATCCCACCGGACCAATCAAACCTCTAACAAAGCTATCATCCTTCAAAAACTTCCACACTGTAGGTGAAGTACTAAAATCTAAATTTAATTTATCAGGTTTTTCCATCTTCAGGTCCTACCATATTAATTTCAATGACACTTGGTTTTTCACTTTCATGTTCCTTATCCAGGATACCAGCACTCTTAGCTAGCATTTGCAGAACTCTTACCTTATCAATCATTTCAATCTCAACTTCAAAGCTTTCACCAACCGGCCTAGCTTTAATCTTTTTAATTGATTGCAATGCATGTTCAGGTATCTCAGACATATCCTTAATCTTAACCTTGCCCTGATCATCCCAATCCACAACATCAGTAACCTTTGCCTGACTAATCGATAGTAAAGCTTCTGCAAGCTTCTCCCTATTTTGGAATATAACATCAGAACCTCTAAGTTTCTTTTTTATGTCTCTTACACCACCTAGATTATTCATCTTAGGTACTGCTCTAGGTTTAGATGGCAATATCACTCTCCAATGTCGCATTATCAAAACCATTTTCTTTATCAACAGCCTTATAGTCTTTTGGGAATATCTTTACCCATACCTCGCCCTTTTCATCAGGGATAGGATAACAATCTAATTTTACTGAACTAGGTACTCCCATCTTAGTAAACATCTTGCCTACCTTTATCCATTGAGTTTTCTCCATGCCTTCCTTGTCAAAGTATTTCTTAGCTTGGACTAAATCTAAAGTTTCTGTTTCCATTTTGTAACTCCTTTATGAAAAATTGGAAAATATTTTTGTGATACCCCCACGTATATGCTGTAGGTAGGGGAGGGGATAAGGTCGCTTTTGCCTTGCGACATATAATTTGCAGTGTGTGTACATAATGTAGACGACCATCTATCTTTTGTACACTAAGTGTATCTTGTATTCATTTTATTTACTAGGCCCTTCACTATCTTCTTAGTATCCATTGCTTGCTTGCCTTCTGTTAACCATATGCTCCTGAAGTATGCGAGTGTGTATGGTGGTCTTGTTCTATCCTGGTGACATCTCTTCAATACCTTTACTACTTCAGACATGAACATCTCTTGAGTAACTCCAATCCTCAGTATCTCTTCTCCGATTGCTTCTTCCCTCTTGCTCCATCTCCACTGCCCTCTTGTCTTGCAGACTTCGTCTAGTGCATGTGAATAACTTCTTAACAATTCAAAAACTTTATCCTTAATAATATTATTATTAGTTATAGAATTATAGTTATGTACAACATCATTGTGTTGTGTATCGGCACAACCTCTAGTGTTGTATACCTTACTCTTATTCACAACCTGACGTTGTATATCTTGTGCCTTTAAATATCCTTTTTCTATTGGTGATAACAGTCCAGTTCCAATCTTATTCCAGTTCTCAGTAGTCTGTTTGCCGGATAAATAAACCACCATAGCATTGTAAACTGTATCGTATGGAAAGAACTCAGTCTCATCATTTATGTATCGTTGTGCAATATCATTAGCTAACTTATCTTGTGCTGGTGATAGCTTCGTATGTTTCTTTTCCATCTTCCTGATAGTCTCTTCAGCTTTATTATGCTCTACAATAGGATCTGTAGTCGTTTTAATAAGCTGTGTGTCGCTGATACCTGGATCATATATTATACGATAGGTAGCTGTCTTTTTGCCCTTCTGACGTAAAGCATTCTCATTGAGTATCTTTTTAATATATCCCCAATCAATAAGCTTAACGATCTGCCTGGATATAGCTTGCTGAGAACGACCAAGTCTTTTAGCCAGGAGAAGCTGAGAAGGAAATGCTGTACCTGATTGACCTGAAACATAAGAACATAAAACACATAATACCTGGAGTGCTGATGGATTGTTAAGTATCCTTGTATCAGCTAAAGCCCTTGAAGGTATATTAATAAATGGTGAAGGTGATTGCTCTTCAGTAATCCTATATTTTTTAGGTGGTAAAGTAATCTCTTTCCTGGCCTTCAATATTTCTTCAGGTTTATTCATCATGTTCATCTTTGAGACCTTCTTAAACCATACTTAAAGTCTTCAATATCTTCATAATATCTATATGTAGACACTACTGTATAAATTTTATTTTTAATCCAACTATCTATTTTTTTATCTTTATGAAAAGGTGTGGCAGTGATTGCCCTCATTTCCATTAAGTGTATGTGATGCTCATGCATCTTAAAAAGATCTTCAGGCTTTCTAAGTAAATCATCCAACCAAACAACCAAAGATCTAGTTGTGTGACTTATCTCATCATAAAAAGTTTCCTTTGGTTTTTCTTTTTTTACTTTTCTTGATTTTAAAATACCCATCAAACAATC